AGCGCAAGCAGAACCCAAAGCAGACCAATGGGAAGTAATCGAGTTTCCTGCAATCTTACCCAGCGGTAAACCGGTGTGGCCTGGATATTGGAAGCTAGAAGAGTTAGAAGCGGTGAAAGCATCCGTAAGTATATTAAAATGGAATGCGCAATACCAGCAAAATCCAACAGCAGCTGAAGGTAGTATTATAAAACGTGAATGGTGGAACGTGTGGGAGAAAGAAGAACTACCACCGCTACAGCATGTTATACAAAGTTATGATACGGCGTTTATGAAAAAAGAAACTGCTGACTATTCTGCTATTACAACATGGGGCGTATTTACACCAGACGAGGACAGCGGACCGCAATTAATACTAATTGACATGGTAAAAGACAGATTTGAGTTCCCAGAACTGCGTAGAATAGCAAAAGAACAATATGATTATTGGAAGCCAGAAACGGTGATCGTGGAGGCAAAAGCATCAGGATTGCCATTAACCTATGAATTACGCAAACTTGGTATACCAGTTATTAACTTTACACCTAGTAAAGGAAATGATAAACATACTAGAATAAACTCGGTTGCACCTTTATTTGAATCTGGTATGATTTGGGCACCAGAAAAAAAATGGGCAGAAGAGGTAATTGAGGAATGCGCTGCATTCCCACTAGGCGAGCACGATGACTTAGTGGACAGCATGACTCAAGCAGTAATGAGATTTAGACAAGGTGGTTTTGTAGAACATCCCGACGATTACGAAGATGAGCCTTTACCACAACAACAAAGGACGTACTATTAATGTCAAAGATAAAACTATTAAAGGGTTTGGCTTCTTTATTTAAAAAAAGAGCTCCTGAAAACAGAATCGCAACAGACAGACAATTACTAGAAGCTCAAGTCATGCAACGAATGATGGCTGATCCAAAATACACTTCATTTAGAAAATCAGTATTAGGTGAAACAGCAGAAGACGACGCGTTAGAAAATTTACAAACAATGATATTGGGTAAAGATCCAGCAGTTATAAATCCAGATTCTGCACGTGGACGAAAAATGATGAGAGAGATGCAGTTTTTTCCAAAAGAAAAACAAGGCATCACTTCAGCAAAAGCTGTTGAAGAAGAATCAGATAGAATTTTAAAAGCAATGCGTGATATGGAATCACAAACAAAAAATATGTTGACTGAATCTACGTTCTTACTTGACGAACAAAAATTAAAGAACGAAGCAGTTGATATGTTTATGCGTGAAATAGAAGATGGCTTTGAGCCAACTGCAGCACTAGAAAGAATGATTAGAAAAATTAAATTAGCTAGAACTAAACAAGCAGATGGTGGACGTGTTGGAATGAAGTTTGGAGGAATATCTAGCAAAGGTTTAAATTATTTATTAGACCCAAAACTAAGACAAGACATAAAAGAATTATTGCTAATGAGACCAAAAGCAAACATGGGTATGGACCCAGCTAAAACTGCTGACATGCAACAAGCTGTAAATATTATTAGAGATCCGCGCACAGATCTTGAAAGAATACTAAAAGACAGAGCAGACGGTACAAAAGCTACACCACTAGATACAATGACAATCCGTGAACTAGAACAAATGGTGTCAGACTCACCACGATATACAGACAAACAAAAAGCTGTGTTCTTTAAACTAATTGACAAAGAAAAAATAAGAGCAAATCATTTCTATAACACAGGTCAAGAACTATCTGATGATATGCTTGAAATGTTGTACAGAGAAGGTGAAGGTGACTTTAACCAAGGCGGACGTGTGGGCATGGCTTTAGGTGGCGGTATTATGAATGTATTTAAAGGAGTAGGTGAAGCAGGCAAACTCGCAGCAAGAGGTGTAAAACCATTTGGTGCAAAACAAACTTACAAACAAAACGTAACAATGAAAGGTCTTTCTGATGATCAGTTTGACGAAATATTTAAAAAAGAACTAGCAAAAGTTCCTGACGAAGTTTCAGATCAAGCAACAGCAGATGGTCTTTACCAAAGTTTAAGAGAAGCAGAAGCTATAATAACAGGTCAAAAACTTGGTCTGTTAAATCAAGAACAAAGAACAAGCATTGCAACAGCAATGAAAGATAAAGTTAGAGACCAGATTTATGGAGACAATGCACGTTTTAGTAACGATTACCTAGAATACATGGACGATGCTGTAGCTAGAGTAGAGGATATTATTCAAATAGAAAGATTAGGAGGAGACATAACACCAAAACCAATATTTGATGGTTCAGAAATAATTGGAGCTCAAGTAGATTTTAATCAATTGCCTGAGTTATTACAAAAAGAATTTGCAAAAAAATCAACTAAAAAATCAGCAGACATAATACCATTTAAACCAAAGACAAAAAAAGCAAACGGTGGTACAATACCGCCACTAAAAGGCCCAGCGTCAGACGGCATGGGAAGTTTATTTAGGAGAAAATAATGGCTATAGATAAAGCACTAGAAAACCAACTCAAAGTTCCACAAACAGTCTACGACGAAGAAGTAGAACTAATGGCAGAACAACCACAAGAATTTCAAGAGGGTGGTGACGTTGATGTAGAAATGACTGAAGATGGTGGAGCAGAAATAAATTTTGATCCTGCTGCAGAAATGATGGCAGGCGCACAAGAGCACGATGCTAACTTAGCAGATTATTTAGATGAAGGGGTGTTAAATGAAATTGCAGCTGACCTAGAAGAAAACTATGATGAGTACAAAAGTTCAAGAGCAGACTGGGAAGATGCATACACAAAAGGTTTAGACCTATTAGGTTTTAAATACGAAAACAGATCAGAACCATTCCAAGGTGCATCGGGTGCAACACACCCTGTACTAGCAGAAGCGGTTACACAATTTCAATCACTAGCATACAAAGAATTATTACCTGCAGACGGACCTGTAAGAACAAAAGTTGTAGGCATGATAAATGCTGACAGACAAAGACAAGCAGACAGAGTTAGGGATTACATGAACTATCAAATCATGTGCGAGATGAAAGAGTACGAGCCAGAGTTTGATCAGATGTTATTTAACCTACCATTGTCAGGTTCTACATTTAAAAAAGTTTATTACGATGCATCTCTTGGACGTTGTGTGTCTAAGTTTGTACCTGCAGAAGATTTAGTTGTACCATACAACGCAACTTCACTAGAAGATGCAGAAGTTATTATTCACACAATTAAAATGTCAGGTAACGAATTGCGTAGACAACAGTTAGCAGGTTTTTATAAAGATGTTGACATTGGAGAAGGTTCGATGTCAGACATTGGTGATGTAAAAGATACAAAAGATAAAATAGAAGGTACAGCAAGAGGCAACAACGAAGAAGTGCATACGTTGCTAGAATGTCACCTTAATTTAGATCTTGAAGGGTTTGAAGATATGAACTTACAGACTGGAGAACCAACAGGACTAAAACTTCCGTACATCGTAACGATTGACGAAGAGACAAGCACTGTTCTTGCAGTCAGAAGAAATTTTGAACAAAACAATCCGTCAAAAAGACGCAAAGAATATTTTGTTCATTTCAAATTCCTACCAGGACTCGGATTTTACGGGTTCGGCCTAATACACATGATAGGCGGTCTATCAAGAACCGCTACAGCTGCGCTAAGACAACTCTTAGACGCCGGCACCTTGTCAAATCTACCGGCCGGATTTAAAATGCGAGGCATCCGCGTTAGAGACGAAGCTCAACCGTTGCAGCCGGGCGAGTTCCGTGACGTAGATGCACCTGGTGGAAACCTAAAAGATGCGTTCATGCCATTACCATTTAACGGTCCTAACCAAACACTATTGTCACTACTAAGTACAGTTGTACAATCCGGTCAGCGGTTCGCGAGCATCGCTGATATGCAAGTGGGCGACGGCAACCAATCGGCAGCCGTGGGCACTACAGTTGCGCTCTTGGAGCGTGGATCGCGGGTTATGTCAGCTATACACAAACGTTTATACGCATCAATGAAGAACGAATTTATGCTTTTGGCAAATTGTTTTGTAACTTACCTGCCACCAGCATACCCATACGACATTGTAGGCGGTAGAAGAGAGATTTTTGCAGCTGATTTTGACCAAAGAGTCGATATTATACCGATTGCAGACCCTAATATCTTTTCACAGACGCAAAGAATCAGTATTGCACAGTCAGAATTGCAATTAGCACAGACAAATCCTAAAATGCACAACATTTATCATGCATATAGACACATGTATGAGGCATTAGGGGTCAAAGATATTGATGTTTTACTACCGCCACCGACTCCACCGCAACCTTTAGACCCTGCAACGGAGAATATTATGGCTTTAGGTGGTAAAAAGTTCCAAGCATTTCCAAAACAAGACCATCAAGCACACATGAAGTCGCATTTACAGTTTATGGGTACACTTGTGGTTAGAAATAACCCAGCGGCACTGACTGCACTACAAACAAACTGCATGCAACACATACAATTGATGGCACAAGAACAAATTGAGATGGAATTTGCGGAAGAAATACAAAAAATGCAGATGTTGCAACAACAGTTACAACAATTACA